CTAGCGGAAACGGCCAGAGCGCTTCACGTACAGGAAGCCGCCGCCCCCCACGAAAAAGAGTAGCGCGGCCCAGCGGAAGCCCTGCCTGGCAAACCAGCGTAGCTCCGGCTCAGCCGCCTGATAGGCCAACAAGGACGGGGTCGAGTTTCCTTTGGCGATGAGCAGCGGCCATGACATCCACCAGAGCAAGGGCAGCATCACCTCCAACGGGAATGGCGCGTCCGCTGCCTTCGCTGCCCACCATGCAATCCCAAGAATGACTGCCGCGACTACCACGTTCCACAACAGCTCGCTGGCAACTTGGAAGTCCACACCGAGCAGGCCCTTGAGCCACATTGCCCCGGCAAAAAACACAAGCAGCGCCACAGCAATCAGTGCACCGGGCCCGTCGTTTCGCATGAAGGTTCCTTTCCAAGAGTGTGGCCGTCATATCGACCCCTCCTCCAAATTCTTGAGGCGGCCTCGACGCTTGCCGAAGGCGGCCGTCTCACTCCATGGACGCAGCTCGGCACATCCTTCAGCCATGCCTCGGACCGTCCTGCCCGCCGCCTGCCACTGGGCAGGCACCGAAGACGCCCCACTCCTGATGTTCAACTATCGGGTGGTGGCGATCATCAACCCCGCCGAGCGCGGCCAGCCGGCTTACCTGTGCCTGATGTGGGGCGGCAAGACGATCGTGGTCAACCACCGCGGTAGCATCGCCCAGGCGAAGCGCCACATCGAACGATGGGTGGCCGCCAAAGCCGACTTGCCAGGTCAGCGGCGGGCGAACAAGCGCGCCGCGCGGTCGCCCCGCCGACCAGATCCCGCCATGCTGGCCGCGATCGACCACACCATGCGGTGGTGAACGCTCACGCCCGGAACTTCGGCGATACACCTTCGGGCAGGAGACCTGCGGCATCTAGGTGCCATATCGCGTACTGCCAGACGTAGATGCCATCGACCGGCCGGCAGTGGTCGGCGACCGACTGGACGCGCTCGCGGAACCAGCCATAGTCGAAGTAATCTTCCGCTTCGGAGCCGCCACGTGGCAGCTCGCGGCAAAGCTGATCGATAAGCGCAGTGGCCACGGCCCGATCCATGGCGCGGAGTGTAGTGCACTCCCCGCTTTCTCGCCCTTGGGCCGTCAGGCGTTGCGCCGGCCCTGTATTGCGCCGTCGAGGGCCACGGCCCAGCCGTTGATTTCCTCGAGGTAGGCCGCCGCATAGTTGCCGGGGTGTGCGTCCAAACCGCCCATCTTTTCCAGCAGGCTCTGCGCATGCCAAGAAGCGGCCACGGCAGCCAGATCGGGATGCGAGGCCATCAACTGCGTGATGACCCACGTCATGGCGTCGCACCGGGCCGAAAGAATCGTTACCACGTCCGGCTCCGTTTCCATTTCGACTCCCCACCGCTCTGGTCAGCGGCTAGCTTTTTTGAGGGCACAGCTCGCCTAGGTTGCCGACGGGATCAGGCCCGTCGATCCCAGCATGCACTCGTCGCGCATGGGTCGGCGGGTCGCCCGATTCGGCGCCTTCGAGCAGATTAGTAGTTAGTGACGTCCACGACCAGATAGTTGACGCCCAGCGTTCCCCACACGCCGCGGTCTGGCGTCGGCATGCCGTTGTTGCCGCTGGTCTGGAAGTAGTACAGCCGCTCCCGGGAGGCGATCGCCGTGGCACCGGAGATCGTGGCCATGGCCAGCGAGTTGTTCACCGTCACCAGCCAGGTCGGCCCGCCGCCGATGAGGCCACCGATGATCGTCAGGTTGCTGCCGCTGTACCCCAGCACGATGGCGCATGTCCTGCCGGCGGGGATCGGGACGCTCAGCGGCGTGCTGTCGGTCGGGACCCCGGAGATCGTGGCAACCACCCGCATGTACTTCTTGAGCGCGTCAAACGTCACCTCGCCGGCGGCGTTGCGCACCACCAGGCCGTAATTGCTGACCGTGGCCACCGGCTCGTCGAAGATGTAGTAGGTCACCGTGCGAGCCGCGTCAGCCACCAAGGTGAAAGTGAACGTGCTGCCGCTGACCGTAAGCGAGAGCATCCCGCATTTGCCCCCGGCCACAGCGATTACCGGATTCGCGCCGCCGGCGAAGGTGACGGTGCCGGTGACGCAGCTGGTGGTGGTGTTGGTCGTCAGCGGCGTGTCGAGCGTCACCGTACCTTTCGCACGCAGCTCCAGGTTCTTGTAGCGATCGCTGATCATGACCCGATCGACATCCTGCGCGCGGATCATCAGGTAATCGGCCACTTCAGTACCTCCCGTAGCGCAGCGTGCCACCGACATAGGTCGGCGCCGTGCCGCCACTGGCAAACGACCAGCTGATCAAGTCGCCGGCGACCGTGATATCCGGCATGCGGCTATAGATGCCCGCCGTGGTCGAGGGGCTGAACTGGAACCAGATGTCGTTGTAGCCTCCGGTGGCAGGCACGGTGACGCTTCCCGTGGAGTTGGCCGGGATCGTTACGACTCCCAGCCCTTGCGACACCCGGTCGTTTGTATCGAGCATCAGGTTGCCGGCGGCGTCCCAGATGCGCAGTCCAGTGGCCATCAGATCCCCAGGCCGAACGCGATGCGCAGCACGCCGCTGCCGTCGTAGATCAGATCCTTGACGGCATCCGACATCCGGCGCCCCGAGCCGTTGCTGCCGTTGCGCTCGAAGCTGCCGTTCTTGTCGAGCCGCCAGCCGGAGATGCCCGCCACGTAGTTGGTCGACTGGATGTAGTCGCCGATCTTGGCATTGGTGATCGTGCCATCCTTGATGAAGGCCGTGTCCATGAACACCTGGCCACTCTCAATGGCGAAGAACAGCCGCGGCGTCCCACCGGCGTCGCTCATGACGGCGAAGCGGTTGGCCAGCACCAGGAACTGCGACTGGTAGCTGCCATCAGGCTGCTGCTCCACGCCCAGGCCCATGCCGGCGGCGAAGATGCGGCCGTTGACGTCCACCTGGGCCCGGATCGTATAGGTCGCGCTGATTTGCCCATCGAGGTCGACAATCGATTGGGCGTTGGTCGCCACGCCCGCCGTCACCGTCGCCAGGCTCGCCTGCACCGTGGTCAGCTGCTGCGCGTTCGCCGACGTGGCCGTGGCCAATGTGGTGATCTGGGTCTGCACGCCCGCAAAGGCCCCGTCGTACTTCGATGCCACGGTGTCGATCTGCTGGGCCAGCGAGCGGTCGCCGTCTTGCTGCGCATCAATGAAGGTCCACACCCCGGCGTAGCGGGTCGCATCGCCGGCGTAGAGCAGGGTGTCGCCGGCCATGTCGGGATCGATCAGGCCGATGGCGCTTTGCAGATCCTGGCTCAGGTAGCTCTTGTCGATCTGGCCCTGGATGTAGCTCAGGACCGCGTCGGTGTCGACCGAGCTCTGCCCGAAGACGCCATTGGTGGCCGACGAGGGGTACCACGGCCCGACGTTGCCGCTGCGATCCACCAGGCGGCCCCAGAAGAAGAACGTCACGCCGGCGGCCAGGCCCATCATGGTGTGGGTCTTCTGCGGGTAGGCGAAGTCGCCCAACTTGATGGCGCCGGCCCGGTCGTTCGCCGTGGAGTACCAGATCTCGGTGCGCTGGGTGTCCGCAGCGCCCTCGGGGAAATTCCAGCCCAGCTCGATGCCGAACACGATTCCCGTCGCGGTCAAGCTCACCAGCGCGGGCGGCGGCGTGGTCTTGCCCTCGATCGTGGTCAGGGCGCTCATGGCAGGCAGCGACACGGCGCCCAGCGCGTTGACCGCGCGCACTCGCGCCAGGTACTGCCCGGCGTAGATGCCCGGGATCTCGATGCTGGAGGTCGATACCCTGCCCGCGCGCACCCAGTCCAGATCGTCGCGGCGCCACTCCACGTCGTAGGCGATCGCCTTGTCCGCCACCTCCCAGGTGATCGTCAGCACGTGGTTGGCCATGCCCTGCTCGATCATCGAGCGCGAGCTCAACACCACGTTGGTCGGCGGCGGCTGCACGCTGGGCGGGATGATACTCACCGGCGGCAGTTCGATCTTCGCGCCATCGTCGATGGCGGCGAACTTGCCGGCCACGTGCTTCAGGGCGGTGATGTTGTAGGTGATCCCCTCCCCTTCGGTCACGGCAATCACACGGAAGGTCTGCAGCGCCAACTCCGCGCTCTGGGTCGCCCACACCGCCTGCGCGCGTGGCACAGCCGTCCACGGTGCGCTGACCGTCACGGCGTTGCCGTCGATCGCTGAGATCGTGCGGGCCTCACTGCGGCCGCTGGGCAGCATCAGGACCAGGTCGTCGCCAATGCCCATGCCGCCGGGGGCCTGGTCAAGAATGACGGTTTGCCCGCTGGCCGACCGAATGCGGCCGCCCGTCCGGCGCCCGGCCCGATGGGGGTCGGCCACCTGGACGATCTGGCCTGGCTCGGCGACGACGCCGTCCAGGCCCACCGAGAAGCTGACGGTTTCGGTTTCCAGGTTCTCCGTCAGCAGGATGTGCAGCCCGATGCGCTGGGCCTGCCCGCGGGAGGTGCAGCCGAAGGCCGACACTTCCGTCTGCTGGATCCCATAGCGGGCCACGCCCTCGCGGTAGACAACCGGCTCGACCTTCTGCCGGCCGAAATCGTCCGGATCGTTCCAGGACACCAGCGCCACCGTATGGCGGGTCTTGCGCGCCGTGCCTTCGTAGCTGAACCGGCCATCGATCACGTTGGCGGCGGTGTACGTGTAGACCGGGTCGGCCGGCATGTCCGCTGAGGCCAGCACCTGGCCCATGGCGTAGTAGCTGATGCCGCGGAACACCGACGCCAGGTCCTGCAGCACCTTGTAGGCGTCCTGCTGGCTCTGCAGGTAGACGTTGCAGGTGAAGCGCGGCTCCTGGCCGCCGGCACCGTCGCTGACCATCTGGTCGCAGTACTGGCCGATCTGGTACAGGCGCCACCGGTCGACCATCTCCGGCGCCACCAGCCCACCCAGGCCGAACCTGTCGTTGGTCACGATGTCGTAGAACACCCAGGCCGGATTGTTCGACCAGGCCGATTTGAACGTGCCATCCCATATGCCCACGTACGCGCGTGAGTCGGGGTCGTAGTTCGAGGGCACGCGGATGATGCGCCAATCGCAGAAGTATCCGCGCGTGGGGATGCTCTGGAACTGGCTGGCGTCGATCTCGAGCGCCACCAGCGCACTGTTGGGGTAGCGCAGCTTGGCGTCGATGATCTCGGTGATCGACTTGATGATCGTCGTGTCCGCCACCGTCGCGCTGTTGGCGTTGGCCGTCAGCCGACGAATGCGGATCTGCCACACATTTCCCGGAGGCAGGTCGATGCGCCGGCTGCGCTCGTACTCCGTGGTGGTCTTGCCGGTGAAGGTGTCCGTCAGCGCCGTGGTGTATGCGCCGCCATCGGTGGACACGTCCACGGCGTAGGTGATCCGATAACCGAGGGTGTCGCCATTGCTGGTGTCGGTTCGCTGCAGCGCCGGCACGCTGATGCGAATGCGCACGGCAGACAGATCCGATCCGGAGACTGTGCGGACCACGGGGGAATCGCTGCGCAGCTCCACCTCGACACCGACCTCGTTTTCCACACTGGGAAAGCCGGCCAGGTACTCCTGGTCCTGCGTGCCGACGCGGGTCTGCACGGTTACGTTCTGGAAGTTGAACTGGCCATCGCTGCTCTGCAGTGGCGCGCCATCCAGCACGACCGATTGCAGGCCGTTGACCAGCCCCTTGATCTCACCCTCGCTGATCAGGTCGATGATCTTGGCAAAGGCGATCGAGTGCAGGCTATCGGGCGTCTCGACCGGCGTGCGCGCCGTGCTATCGCTCTTGCCACCAGCACCGCGGATGTCGAGCGCAACGTTCAAACCTGGTCCTCCGCGTAAACGCCGCCGCTGATCACCGCCGAGCCTCCCCAACAGCGGCCGTAGCCGACTGGTGCGGGATTGCCCTGCGCCTGCGTGTTCACCGCTCCGTTGAAGTTGTAGCTGGCTTGGTTGTCCGCACTATCCTTTGCGCCCAGGCCCTTTGGCTGAGGTGCGAGCATCTGCGCCACGCCGCCAACGATCATGGACCAGCCGAGGCCGATCAAAGGACTTGTGCCACCGGCGGAGAAGATGCTCGTGTAGGTGCCAACGATGACCAAGATGACCCCCACGATGGTCTGCAGCACACCGGCCCGCTTTGCACCCTGCATGACGGGCGCGATGCGAATGTCGAAGTTGCCAGGCGGATCCGCCAATTGGCTCTCGCTGATGTTCCGCTTGCCCAGGAAAACCGCGAATACCATGCCGCGATCTTTCGCGCTGTTGAGAAACGCAGCGAAGCCAGGCAGCTGCACGGACAACGCCCGCACCGCCTCGGCGGCGCTGTCGATCGCCAAGCGAAACTCGCGGCCGAATCTGGCCCCCAGCACGCCGTATAGGCGGATCGTGCGCAGTTTGGGAGCGCGTTCGATACCCGTGCTGAAGAATGGATTGGCGACGGCGTCACCCATGGGTCATCTCCCCGTGTCGAACGATGTAGCAAGTGCGCTCGGCCCAGTAGCCCCCGTAAGGAACCCGGTCTGAGAGCCTGCCGTGAAGGTGGTGCAGCATCAGGCCGTCGCCCAGATAGATGCCAGCGTGGTTGGGCACAGTTGAGCGGATCTGCATCAGGATCAGGTCACCACGCCGCGGCTCGTCGCCGACCCGCTCAAAGCCCTCCGCCCGTAGGCGATCGAGGCTGTAGAGCTGCTCGCCCTTGAGCCACCAGTCGTCCTGGCGCTCGTACTGTCCGAGCCGGATGCCTAGCTCGCGTGCGTAGAAGTCCTGCACCAGCGTGTAGCAGTCGAGGATGCCATGGGCGAACTGGCGCCCGACCAGTGGCGCGACGTAGCCACACGGAAGAATGGTACGCAGATCGCCGCATTCCGGTGAGCCATCCACTTCGCCGACGCTCACGATGTGCCAGGGCAGGCCACTGAGCTCGCACTGCACCCGGTCCGCATCGCTGGGCGCGGCCGGCACGTTCGGGTGGCTGTGCACCAGCGCCAGCAGCTCCCCCTGGTCCTCGGCGCGCGCATAGTCTTCGGCGGGCAAACGGAAGTGCTCGCTGGGTGTGGTGGCGGTGTTGCGGCACGCCACATACTGCTCACCGCCGGCGGTGGCCACCACCAGGCCGCAGCATTCCCTGGGGAACTCGGCCACCGCATGTGCCTTGATTGCCCAGTATGTCGTGGCTTCCATCGATCAGGTCCTCAGCAGGCCGCTGGCCGGAAAGCCGCCATACGGCAGCGGCGCATTCTCGCCAAAGCGCTTCTTGCAGCTGCCCAGGCGGCCGCCGCACTGATCCAGGCTCGGATCGTCGGTCGGATTGTCGTTGATGTCGGCCACCGGCGGCCCGCTGTAGCCACAGTAGGGGCCGCGATAGCCCCCGATGGTCACCCAGCCGCAAACACCGGCGATGATCTGTCGGCCGGGCAGCTGCTTGCCGTTGAGATCGATCGCCGTGGCCAGCTCGAACTCGACCGTTTCGCGGTCCTCGGAGACCTTGCGTTCGATGAACCACACTTCGTCGGGGAAGTGCTCTTCCGGATCGGCCGTCGGGTTGCCGTCCGTGAAGTTGGCCGCATCGAGGTACTGCACCAACGTCTGCCGGCGGATCAACTTGGCGCCCACCAGGTCGTCGAACAACAGACACATGGCGGTGATCGTCCCGTCGACGTTGCCGACCCTCAGTCGCGGCGTCGGCGGCTGATCACTGGTGCGCTCGAAGCCGGTCGCCTCGATGGGCCATGGCCCGTACTCCTCGCCCTGCCAATAGATCGGCGTGGCCTGCCGATGGGCATGGAAGAAGAGCTGGTCCGCGCCGATGGTGCGCGCGTCCAACTCGAAGCCGATGAAGCGCGCGCCGGGCTCGAGCGACTGGATATCGGCCAGGATGCTCATGCTGGCCACCCGACCGTAACGTCATACCCTGCGGCAGCCTCGAGGTCGCCGAGCGCGTCGATCGCCTCGTGGTGGGCACGCTCGGCCGAGAAGCAGGCCTGCACGTGGGCAGTGATGGCGCCGGCGATGGCTTGGATCTGTGCCAGGCTCAGCCGAACCCAGCCCGATGCCGCCTTGAAGTCGACCTCCTCGATGTCGCCGAGTTCGCCGGCGGTCAGCACGGTGCTGATGCGGTTCTGGTCGTCCAGTGCAGTTCCCACTCGCACACCATCGACCTCGATCCCACCGGTCTCGTACGTCCAGCGCAGCGACGTGGCGCGCGTGCGCAACTCGGCCTGCAGGGATGCCAGCGTCGGTACCGGTTCGGCGGGTTCAGGCAAGTTGCCTTCGTTCACCCACGCTTCGTAGTCGTCCCACCAGCGGTGGCCTCGCGGGATATACGTCCCATCGTCAAGACGGATAATGAAATCAGGGTTGGCGGTCAGCCTATACACGATTAGAGCCTCGCATCCAGGGCCCAGGAACTGTTGAGAGTGGCGGAGCCGGTGGACGTCACAGTCACCCGCGCTATCATTCGCGCCGTCTCAATGACCGCCCCGGTCAACGATCCGCAGTTGACGAACGATGCACTAAGCCAGGTCAGCGCAGGTGTGGTGCGCTTTGGCACGGTATAGGGAACGTCCACATCAATAGTTGCTCCCCCGGTGTTGTAGGCCGTGAAAAACAGTCCACGGCGCTCGTAGTACCGCTGGCATAGGATCAACTCGATCCCCTGCGGCCGATACTCGAAGGGAACTGCAGCTGAGCCGCGGACAAGCTGCGGACGGCGGTAGGTTGCTCCCGTGGCCGTCAGCTGGACCGTGAGGTTTCCACTCCCACTTGGGATCGCCAAGGTGACGCCTCGTCGACCGCCGCCTGCCGTGATCACTCCGGTGACTCCACCTACGGACACCGAGATCGATCCGGTCGGGTCTTCGACGCTTAGCGTCACCGGCAGACCAAAGACCCCGTTCGGAGCTTCGACCACTTGGACCAATGGTCCGCTGACGTGTGAGAAAAGCCCAGTCGAATCCACGGACACGTTGCATCCACCGGCGCCCGCCTTCCACATGTCATAGCCGTAGACGCCTGCGGCAAGTGCGCCACCGGCGAACGCGACCTGATTGATGCGCCCCTCAGCGTTGAAGAGCAGGTTCTGGCCTACGAAAGCGCCGATTTGCCCGTAGATCTCGTTGAAGTTCGCCTCGGCCTTCTGCCAGCCGACGCGGTTGTTGTCGCCGTCGACGCCAGTTGGCGGCGTCCCTAGGTTGATGTGCTGTTGTGCCATGGTGGTCTCAGGGCTGGAAGTTCTGTTCGAAGGTCACCGACAACCGCATCCACCCGTCGCCCAGATCGGTGCGTTTGAGAGCCGTGCAGCGGTAGAACCCCTGGACCCCGTTAGGCGGCGACCAATAGAAAGAAGTGGCGCCAGCGTGGGCACGGAGAAAAGTTTCGATCGGGCCCAGATCGTCGGCGACGCGGTGGCCCTCGAAATCGAGCGTCCAGGTCTCCAGGGCGTTGTTGAGGCCGGCTGCGGCGGTCTGGGAATAGCCGTCGCCGTACTGCGCCTTCGCTACCGAGAAGGTGGTTTCGCCCGAAGGCTCGGCCACGTAGCGACGCCAGGTGAAGGTGTCGGTCATCGCGTCGCCATCCCCCACAGCACCCCACCCTGCCGCAGCTGCTTGGTGGCCCATTCGTTGATCATGGAGTTGAAGCTCGCGCGCACCGCGGCTTCGGACGGCGCATCGCTGGCGCTGTCCGAGTTTTCGTCTCTGTTAATATTCAGCTCGGTCTGCAGCACCAACGTCCGCCGATTGCCGGCGCCGGCATTGCCGCCCACCACCCCGCCGTCAGCGTAGCCGCGTAGGCCTCGCCGCATGCCTTCCACCACACCGACGCCGCCCGCCCGGGCGACGTCGGACTGGGACCACACCACCTCGCCGCGGTGCACGACGCCGGCCGGCTCGTACTTGCCACCGGCACCGGTGTACCCACCCTGCGCGAAACCGCCGCCGCCGCCCCAATATGACGCCACGGTGGTGGCGAGTTTGACCAGAGCCTGCTTGGCCAATATCCGCGCCAAGTCCGCCAAGACCGATTTGGCGAAGTCGCTGAAACTGGCCTTCCCTGTAGTGACGAACTGGACCCAGACGTCCTCTAGGCTCGAGAACGCACTGCTCATGGCGGTCTCGACCTGTCCGGCCGTATTCGCTGCGTCCTGTACGTAATTGGCCCACGCCGCCTTGGCTCCGTTGGACCAATCGGCCTGGGCCTCGTCGATCCGCTCGTAGCCTTCCTTGATGATGCGCACGCGTTCATCGGTCGCACGCTGAGCGTCGGCTACCTCTTGATCGAACATTCCTTGGTCGATCTGGCCTGCGTTTCTCTGCAGGGTCAGGTCGTTGATACGCTCGGCGCGTTCACGAAGGACCCCATTGATGCGCTGAGCGATTTCGTATTCGCGATCGCCCGAGCCCACGCGGGCCACGGCCGCGTCCATCTCTGCCTTCAGCGCGCCGGTGCTCGCGTCCAGCGCTGACCGGTAGCTCGCCAGCGCCGACGTCCGGGCCTTGACTGCGGCCTTTTCCTGTACCGTCAGCTGCTGCTGGGCGGCCGCGCCCTCCGTTCGCACCTGTACCAGCTTGCTCTCCAAGCTTGCGATCTGCTGGCCGATGCTGATGGCGTCTTTGCCAGTTGCAGACTGCTGCTGCAGAAACGCGATCTGCTTCTGGATCGAAGCAGCCTCCGCATCGGTTCCCTCCTGGGTGAGCGAACGCATGCGGGCGTAGTAGTCCGCCACTGAGATCTCGCGCGCCTGGTACTCTGCCTGGAGAACGCGGGTGTCCGCCGCACGTTGCGCCTTGTCCTGTTCCTCCTGGTCTCGCAAGGCCTGCAGGCCCGCAGAGCGCTCGGCGCCATCCACACCCTTGGCGGACTTCTTCGCGTCTGCGGCCCGCATCGCCTTCTCACGCGCATCCAGTGCGGCCGCATCGGTGATGCCTTGCTTGGCGGCGTCCTGCCGCATCTTCTTGATCTTGCCTTCCAGATCGAGCTGATCGGCCAACAGGGCGTTGGTCTTCTCCTCGAACGCGATCTGGGCTTCAAGTTGCTCGCTGTCGACCACGCTGTCGGACGCCGTGCGTCCGGGCGAGTGCTGGCCACCAGCACCAGGCGACCGCGCGGCACCGCCCAGTGCGCCCTTCAGCAGGGAATTGACGAGCGTGCCCGAACCTCTGGGCAAGAACCCCAGCAAGGTCTGGTCGAGAAGTGGCCGGGTCGCAGTGCTGAAATCCATCTTTGGATTGCTGCCGGCTGCGCCGCTCTTCTTCACCAGCTGGTCGATCAGCGCACCGTAGCTCTGTGCTTCGCCGACGGCCTCTGAGATTTCGTCCTTGATCTGGCGCCACATCTTCGACATCGCCGGCATGGCTGCATCGGCCTGGGTGGCGACGGTGTCCAGATGGCCGGCGTAAATGCGGATGGCCTCGCTGGCCGCTCCCTGTGCGTTGCCCTCTTCGCGCAACTGGCGAACGCGCTCGATCTGAGCCTCGGTCAGGAAGTGCTCGGACTCGTTGAGCTTGAGCAGCGCCCCAACCGGGTCCTTGCCCAGATCCTTGAACTTGGACACGGTCGCGTCGACCGACTGTCCGACGCTAGCCTCCATGCGAGCGGCCGCGGTGGCCACCTGATCGAACTGCGCGCCGGCGAACTGACCGGACTGCGCCACAGCCGCCACCGCATCGGTAGCACCCGACCGGCTAACGCCGCTCAGGTCGTCGAGCTGGTCCACCAGCTTGCCGAGATCCTCGCTGGACTTGCCGGCGTAGCCACCAGTGAGGATCAGCGCCTTCTGCAGCGCGAACTGCTGGTCCGAGGCTTCTTTCGTCGCGAGCGCCAAAGCACCGACCGCCGCGGCGGTGATCGTGACGGGATTGATGAAGCCGATAAGGGCGGTCGAGACGCCCTTGATCGCTTCCTTGGTGCCGCCGAAGCTGTCCTTGATCTGCCCGCCCTGCTGCAGCAGCACGGTGAAGAACGGCATGCCACCCTGCAGGCTGGTGACGATGTCGGTGAACTGCGCTGGCAACTGCCGCATGGCCTGAGCCGTCTGACCCGCGGAGACGCCCAACTGTTGCACGGCGTTGTTGGCCGGCAACGGCTTGGCCGCGTCCTTGCGCACGTCCGCAAGCCGACCTTGCAACAGCGCCAGGCCCTGCTTGATGTCATTGAGGTCCGCGCTGATGCGGACGCGCAAGTTGGTGGTCTGGTCGGCCATTATCGTTGCAGGCTCTCGAGGTACTGGGTCCAGGTGGATGCGTCGGCGGCGGTGCCCATCCGTACTGCGATGGCCAGCGACGCTTCACGGTGGCGATCGTCCCGGGCGGCCGCCGCAGCGAACGCCCGGGCTTGCGCCAGGGTGTAGGTCAGGACGTCTCGGCGTTGGTGGCCGCGGGCGAGGAGAAAGTGGATGAGGTCGGCCCAGCCGGAGGGCTCTGCGGCCGGGCCGCTGCGATCGCCGCCTGCCCCGTGCTGACCAGCGACGGCAGGCGACGGGCGAAAAAATCGGCGTTCACCGCCACGATCGCCTCGACAAGCTCGGCGATGTCGCTGAGTGGTGCGTCGGCCAGCCAGGCCTCCGGTTTGCCCGTCACCACCGCCGCCGCCTGCGCGAACGCCTTGGCATCCCGCTCGAGGATGTCCAGCAGCAGCGCACCCATCTCGATCGTGGCGCCGGCCTCCGCCAGGCTGAGCGCGATGATCACGCGCCCAATCAAGGGACGGCTGGCGCCAATGAAGGCCGGCAGCTGCTGCAGGGTCAGCGGCGAGACCTCCAGGGCCTCGCCGCGGACCGCTACCGAGCGCACCGGCGGCGCGATCACTTCGAGGTCGTCGGTGCGTCCGGTCACTTGACGATATCCACGGTGAAGTACTGCGAGAGGCCAACGGCCTTGCTGGTGTCGGCCTGCAGCGCACCTTGCACCTGGCCCTGGCCGTACTGGTCGCCCAACAGACCCAGCTCCTGGATCACGCCGCCGCTGATCTTGTGGGCGTGCACGCGCACCTCCTTGCCGCTGCGCGCTTCGTTCAGGCCCACGAACAGCGCTTCGTACTGCTTGGCCGAGGTCACGAAGGCCTGCACACGCTCGGCGCCCAGGTAGCTGTAGCTGACCGATACGTTCGCAGCGCCGCCGACCGGCGCCGGAATGCCGCCGTCCTCGAGCACACGCAGGCCGCCGTCGACCAGCTCGTAGTCGGTACCGGCGATGTAGGTGTCCTCGCCGTCGGCAGACTTCACCGAGGTGATCGCCGAGGCGATATAGGCCAGCGGAGTGAAACCGCCCGGATAGGCCACGACCGGTTCGGAGGCGGCCGTGCCGCCAGCGATCTCGCTCACGGTGCCGCGCATCGAGCGGGCGAAGTTGCCGGCGTTGTAGTCGTGGAAGGTGTAGGCGATCTGGACCTCGGTGACGCGGTCCACGCGATTGCGGGTGCCGCCGCCGGGCTGAGTGTAGTCGGCCAGCGTCAGCGAGTTGACCTGCGGGGAGAAGCTCAGGGCGCTGACGTTGCCCACTTCCTCGAACGGGGTGGCGGCGCCGAACTCGCGCAGCAGGAGTTTGCCGCTGCCCAGGTAGCTGTAGTCGTCCATCGTGAATGTCCTCTTGCGTGAGCCGCGCGGGCGGCGGGTTACTTGATCGGGATGTGGGATTGGTAGGTGATCAGCGCGCCGGTCCAGCCCATGCCGGCCTCGGGCTTGACCGGCTCCATGGCCAGGTAACGCGGGAATTCGAAGCCGGGCGGGTACTGGTTTTGCTTATTGGCCATCGCCCTCTCAACGTCGCTGACGATGTCGTCCAGGCGGCCCTGCGACTCGTCAAGCATCGCGGGCACCTTGGCCATCACCGCCACCGTGGTGAGGCGATGGGTCTGCACCTTGGACGGCTCGCTCGGGCGCTCCTGCTTGATCACTACCGGCGAGAGCACGGCTTCAGCGTTCTCTTCGACCTGGCCTGGTTCCAGGGTCACGACGTCGCCCGCGTTGGTCGCGTAGCCGTCGCCCTGGCGGATCTGCCGCAAGCAGGTCGCTACCGCATCGAGCAGCTGGCGGCGCGGACTAGCCACGGGTCACCACCCAGCGGGTGGCCGATTCGTCCTCGGAGAGCAACTCATCCAGCAGGTAACTGTCGGTACCGACCACAACGCGGCCGCGGCGAACGGGCTGGAAGTCGGCGCGCCGGAAGGTCACCACGACCCGGCGCGTGGCGACCGGCGCGATCTCTGCGCCGTAGTCGGCTACGTCGCGGTCGACCAGGACCACACACGGCAGGGAAGCGCCAGCCTCGGGCGCGGTGTAGCGTGCGTCGTCGCCGATACCCGCATCGCGGAAGGCGCCGAAGACGGCGGCATCGAACTGGCGCAGGAAGGCGGCCTGGCTCATGGCTGCCCTCGCGTGGAACTGGCCAGCGCCTTGGCCAGCTCGCGATCAAAGTAGAACGGCATCAGCTTGTCCCAACTGCGCTGGGCCAGACCGAAGATGTCGTAGCGCGGACGGTAGGTGGCGCGCGAGGTGTAGATGAAGATGCTGCGCACCGCACTACCGAAGCCGGTGCCGATGCGCTCGTAGATCCCAGGGCGCAAGTGGCCGCGCTGCTTGGTGATGGCAAAGTACTCTCCGCCGCGGCGCTTGCGCGACGCGCGGCGACGGGCGCTGACGTTGCTCTGGTTCTGGTAGGCATCGCGCTGGGCGCCCAGCTGCGAGAGGATCTTGGTGACCACGGCGGCGCGCACGTTGCCGTAGGCATCCAGGCGTGCGCCGCGGCCGGCGACGGCGAACTGGCCGGCCGGCATCATGCCCTTCTGCTGCAGCAGGACCTCGAAGGCCTTTTTGCGCCGCGCGCCGCCATCGACCTGGGCCTGCAGGTACTTGGCCGGCGGCGTGCCCTTGCTGGCCTCGTCGCGCAGGAAGATCTCGGCGAAGAGCCGATCCTTGGTCGCTTTGCGGTACTGCGCCGCATTGCGCGTCAGGCTCGTCGGCCGGTCGAACACGCGCGGCGCCACCCGCTTCCACTGTTCGCGGATCTCGTAGGCCGTGGCGTTGACCGCCTGCATGATCGCGAACGGCAGGTTCTGCCGCTCGAGCGCCGAGAACTGGCGGCCCAGCAGGTTGTCGGCGTCAACGTCGATGCGCACCAGGCTCACGGCTTGGCACTCGCATCGGCCGGCGCACCCTGCTTGGCGTGGATCTCGCGCAGGTTGGCCTCGTAGAAGTCCAGACAGCGCTTGCGGCCGCGAGCGACCTCCGGCATATCGGCCAGGGCGCCGTCGCGCACCCAACTGCAAGGCGCGGTGAGGTAATCATCGATCGGCACGTAGCGCACCTGCGGGACGCCGATCACGGTCGGTGCCGACGTCAACACGAGCGCGGGCGCCGGGCCCGGCTTGGTCGCGGAGCGATGGGCGCAGGCGACCAACGCCAGGCAGAGCAGCAGAATGATGGCGCGCATCAGTAGCCTCCCAGCGTCGGGCAGGCCTGGGCCATGGCCTGCAGGGCGGCGGCACACTCGACCGGACGCTGGTCGTACTGCTGCTGGAATGCCTTGGCGCTGCGGTCGGCTGCGGCCTTGGCCGCCTCGGTCTCGGCACGAAGCGTCTGGTTGTTGGCCTGCAGCTTGGCCAGCTTATCGGCCTCAGCCTGCAGACGCTCGGCGATCGCGCGCAGGGCGGCGTCCTTATCGGCCACATTGGTTTCGAGCTCGGCGCGCAGCAGCAGCGCCGCGTCGGCGGCGGCCTTACGGTCGGCTTGGCACTGGGCAACCTGGCGGGTAATCACGATGACCTGCTGCCCGTGCCGATACGAAGACATCGCCGCCAACGCGCACAGGCACGCCAGCACGGCGCAGCATGCCTTCAGCACGCTGCCCGGCTTGTGCAGCCAGACCAGGAAGCCCGTTACCCAACCCACGACCAGGTCAACAGCAGCTTGGAGGAACACCCACAACGCGGCGAGGATTTTCATCGGTCGCTCTCCCGACGGCGCCACGGCCACACCAGCAGCACCGTCAAGCTGATCCGGACCAGCAGCACGAACCATGGGGCAACGTACTGGTGTCGCTCCATGTCGCGCAGGAAGATGCACAGCATGCCCACGGCGATGCCTATCAGGCACAGGCCGCGCAGCAGCCAGGTCGCGCGATCGCGGTGACGACTGCCGATTTGGTAGGTCAGCAGCAGCTGCCAGGAGGCGGCGGAGAACACCGCCAGCGTGGATAGCAGGTTGCCCAGGTGGAGGACGGTCATGCGGCACCTCCGGCCCGACCGGCGAGGCGGTCGGTGACCTTCTGCAGGCCGCCCAGGTAGTGCGGCAGCATGGGCTTGATCACAAAGCCGCTCAGGCCGCTGAAGGCCATGCCGGCTTCCTTGATCGAGGGAATGTAGGTCGAGGCCGCCACCACGATCCAGCCAGCGCACAAGGCGAAACCCAACACGAACAGACCGAGCAGGCCGACTCGCAGCAGCAACGTCAGCCAGCGCATGCCCAGCGTCAGATCGCGCGGCGGCGCCACCTTGCCAGCGTCCAGCTCGCTGAGCAGCAGCAGTCCGACCAGCGCGCCAACGATGGCCGCCAGGAACCAGGACTGTGGGATCCCCAGGAACAGGTGCTCGCTGCCAGCAATCACCTCGGCCACGACGGTACCGCCGGCGCCGGCCACGCCGAGACCGGCGCCGAGTTTCACGAAGATGGAGGCCCAGGCATCCATCAGCGCTTGATCCCCGCCAGCTCGACGCCATCCCAGATGGTCTCATCGCCCCAGAAGTCGCCGCTGTTCTCGTGGCGGGCGATCGCCTTGGCCAGTTGGAAGGCCGTGGCCGGCGCGTCGACCCGAATCACATCGGTGGGCGCCACGCTCAGGGCCTTGGCCACTTCGGCGCTGTAGGCGCCGGTGTTGTTCTCGGTGGGCGGGGCCCAGCGATTGATGATCGAGCGCACGGTCAGCAGGCCGTACTTGCGCTGATAGGTCAGCAGCGTTTTGACCAGGGCTCGGAACCCGTATTCCGGCGCGTCGAAGACAGCAAAGCGCGGCTCGCGCGCGATTGCCGCCTCGGTGCGGTTCTCGCCCTGCCAAACGGTGGCGGTGCGGTCGATATTGCCCGGATTGTTGTTGCGGACGCCGCGCGGCCTGGTCATGGTCGATGTACTCGGTAACAGTTGAAAAAAGACCCACCACCGCACGCGCCACCCGGGCATCTGCGTGCGGTGGTGGTTGCGACTTACGGCACCAGCGCCGCCGTGCCCGGGGTCAGGCGCACGAGCACTTCCGTGGTGCCGTTGGCTGCCGCCTCGACGGCGTAGCCCACGCTGTTGCTGTCGCCGGTGGCGCCTGCAGCGGAGATGGCCTGCTTGTTGTCGGTGTCCCAGTTGACCGTCGTGCCGGCGGCAAACACTGCCGCCGATGCCTTCTTCAGGCGGAACACGCCTTCGACGTGGGCGGCGATCTTGTCGCCCACCGCGCCGTCGGTGACGGCAATGGCGATGATCTTGTTCTGCACGATCACCTCGCCGCTCTTGACTGCGGCAGTGAGGGTCAGGTCCAGGACGCGACCATCCTGATATGCGTTCTTCATGGTGCTTCTCCGGAATCGAAAGGGAGGGGCTGCTGCGAAGCGCGGCGGCCAAGGCCGCCGCCTCCGTTACGCGCCGGGGTTCTTGTAGATGCCGCGGTAGTCGGCGATGGCCGGCGCCGCGTCCAGACGGACCTTCCAGGCCACGCCGTCGACGGTGAAACCCTCGTGCTGGTCGAGGAACGGCGTCTGGTTGCCGTCGAGGTAGCCCACGACGATGCCGTCGACAAACGCTGAGTTCGCCACGCCGTACCACGCCGCAGCGCTGGCCGCGTCCAGACGACCATCGCTGATCACGTCGAAGGTGTTTTGGACGATGTTCGGCGTGGTGTTGTTGCGCTGGGCGCCCACTTCGAACTGGCTGGCGCGCACGGTCAGCGCAGCGCCGGACAGCGCCACCGGCACCAGCAGCGACTTCATCGGCACGCGGATGACATTTCCATCGGCGTCCTTCTGCAGCGCCATCGCTGCCTGCATGGCCGACACGCTGGTGGAGGTGATCGTGGCACCGGGGAGCAAGTTGCCGTGTTCGGCGGAGAACAGCGCGTGGCCATCGGCCAAGGTAGGGTTGCTGATCAACAGCTGGAACACCGCATTGGCCAACGTGCGCTTGGCGGCCTGACCCATCTTGCGCGGCACGTCGTTGAACACGCCCAGGTCGTCATTGATGATCGCCTGGCGGGTAATCGAGAACAGCTTGCCGTAGGTGACCAGGCGCATCGACTGCGCCTGCTCGCTGAAGGTGCCGTACTTGAACTCGCTGCCCTCGGGCACGACGTCCAGATTCGAGAACGCGCCCAGGCCGGCCAGGTTGGTCGGCTTGAAATCGGCGATATTCACCGCGCGGGTGAACTGGTCGAACTGCTCTTCGACCTCCTGATAGCCCTGCAGGATGGCCCGGTTGGCCGCGTTGCCCAGCAGCGCGGGGAAGTCCGAATTGCTGTGGGTGAAGGCCAAACCCACCACCTGCATGCGGTCCATGCCGCGGGTGCTGACGCCAGCCGCCTCCACGGAGGCGCGCGCCATCTCCACCATGGTCAGCCCGCGGAAGGGGTTGCCCTCGGTCGGCTGCGCCAGACCCACGCGGGCCTGGATGGCGTTGGTCATCGCGGCGCGCGTCTGGTCGCGCTGGTCACGACCCGGCACGATGCCGGCGCCGCCATTGAGCGGCTGCGCGCCGCGGGCCATCAGCGCCAGGATGTGGCGACCGACGTTGTCGGCGGTGATCGCCGGGTCGGCCGCAGCAATGACACCGTCCACGTAGGCGCGAACCTCGGTGTTGGCCATGTGCGGCTCGGCCAGCGCCATGATCTCGGTATTGCGGGTGCGCAGCGCGGCCAGGGCGGCCTGCACGGTGCTGTCCACAACCGCGACGACAGGCGCCGGAGTCGGAGCGACGGGAGTGGGATTCGCGGGCGCCGGCGAAGGTGCGGGATTGCCGGCGTTCGCGAGGATGCGGGCGTACTGTTGCTTCATGGAGGGATCCTCGATATGGCCGATCACGGCCGACTGGGTGACCTCGGGGAGCGAGGCGAAAACCTGCGGCGAGAGCGCCGCAACGATGTGGGTGCGCAGCTGCGCGGCGACTGCGCCGGACGTGCTGGCGATGGCTTGGATGTAGCTGCTCAGCGCGACCGCTGCCGCCCGTGCGCTGGCGGCTTCGGCGAGCGCCGTCTCGGCGACGCGATCGGCGAAGCCGAACTCCACCGCCTGCGCGCCGGTGTACCAGTGGTCGGCGCCATCGGAGAGCAGACGCTCGACGTCTTCGCGCTTTCCGGTCTTGGCCACGTAGGCCTCGACCATCGCCGCGGCATGGGCGTCGAGCGCTGAAGCCCACTGGCGAAAATCGGCCGCATTGCCGGCGGCGATGGTGTGCGGGGCATGCACCATCAGCAGCGAGCTGGCGTACATCACCACCTCGTCGCCTGCCATGGCGATCAGCGAGGCGATCGAGCAGGCCTGGCCATCGACGAACACGACCTTGCGCGCCGGATGCTGCTTGAGGGCGTTGTAGATGGCGATGCCATCGGCGGCGACGCCGCCGGCACTGTTGATGCGCACGTTGATCGTAGCGGCCTGGATCTGGCTGATCTGCTGCGCCAGATCGGCCGCCGAGACCGACTCCTCCCAGAAGCTGTCGCCGATCGTGCCGTAGACCATGATCTCGGCCGCGTCTCCAGCGGCGCGCACCTGCAGCAGATTCGGCGCAATGGCTGCGCCGGCGTCGGCCAGCACCTGGCCCAGGTTGGCGTGGATTTGGGTATGACGCATCAGTCGTTGCTCCGGAGTTGGTCGCGGATCACAGCAGCGCGTAGCTGGGCACGGGCTGCTGGATCGAAGGACGCCGCCGCCGGCGGCAGGTCACGGGTCTGCTCGGCCCAGTCTTCGCGCTGGCGGAGCACCTCGTTGGGGTTGTTGCCGTACTGCAGGGTGTTCTGCTGGGGGCTGACCCAGCCGCGGTCCTCGGCTTCGCCGCGGGCGTTGGCTTCCTTGAGCGGGTCGATCCACGGCATCACCGGGCGCACGTAGGTCGAGGCGGCCAGATCGCGCAGCGTCCAACCCTTGGGCAGACGCACCTTGCGCGCCAGCAAGCACGCTTCTACGAAGCGCACCCGCTGCGGGCGCACCGCCCGGGCGATGAACCGCTCGGCCAGCATCAGGTAGCTGCCCCACTTCTCGACCAGCTCCTGCCGCTGCGCCGAGTAGGTCCCGTTGTAGTCCAGCGACAAACTGGAATAGCTCACGTTGATGCCGCCAGCAGCAGCACGCAGCTGCTCTTTGCGCCAGGTCGCCGCGTTGGGATTGGGACGGTTCGAAGCCAGGCTCTCGATCGACTCGCCCGGCAGCAGATCGTCAAAGATCATGCCGGGGGCCATGCGCAGTTCACGGAAGCTCTGGCCCTGCTCGGCGACCGCCACGCCACCCAGGCCCTCGCCCAGCGGGGTATAAGCGGTGCCGTCGCCCTTTTTGATCTGGAAGGTCAGCGAGGCCGCGACTTTTGCGGCGATGCGCTCGGATTCCTCATAGTCCTTGACGTCCTCGAAGCGCGACATCGCGCTTGCGAACACACTCAGGCCCCGGACTTGGTGCACGCGCGTCAGATGCGCGATGTGATGCAGGAATTCGGCGCTGACGCGCTTGGTCTCCAGCATCCAGCCCAGCGGGTCTCCCGGGTGCTGCTTGTAGAGGTGGTAGGCGACCGCCCTGCCCCACGCGTTGCGCTCCACGCCCTGCAGGATGCCGCGCCCGGGATCATTGAGATCCAGCGGGCACAGGTCCGCTTCGATCATCTCGATGCTGTAGGGAACGTCGGTGCCGTGCTCGAGGTAGGGCACCGGCCCGATCAGATCCTGGTAGAACACCTCGCCATCGCGGAAAAGGCTGCGGGCAAGCAGCTGCTGGACCGCGCCATAGTCATGGGCGAACGTGACCTCGGGGCGGTCCCACCAGGCGTCCCACAGGTAGTCAATCTGCAGCGCCAGATCTCGGTTGATCGGCTCGCCCGGACGACGCGGCGCGGCGAGCACGTCGATGCCGGAGCCCACGGTGTTCTGCACCAGCACGTTGAGTGCGTTGGTTGCCAGATCGAGGTCGCGGTCCAGGTGACGAGCCTGGTCGCGTAGCTGCTTGGCGTCCATGCCGGCGACGGCGTTGCCGCTGCCCCAATCGCGGGCGAGCTTGCGGCTGCGCGACGGACGGGTCACCTCGTGTGCACGTGCAACGACTTGTGCGGCCGGGGCGGCCGCTGCAGCCCTGCGGACCTCGCGGTCAGTGGCGACGGCCACTGCGAGGCGGTCACGCGCGACGGTGGCGGTGCCACGCTTCAAGTGCGTCCACCGAAATCGGAAACCGCGAATCGCGCCCGGCGCGGGCCAGCGGCTTGCGCATCGACTGCGATCTGCCACTCCCGGCGACCCTTTCGGATCTCGGCCAGGTCAGCGAGTGTCAGCAGGCGCTCGCCATAGCGAATGCTCTGACCCTGCAGCACGGACGTCTCCGCGCGCATATAGAAGTCGAGCATTTCCTGTGCAGTAGGCATGAACACAGGTTAGTGAGCGAGCCGTCCGAAAACTAAGCAAAGACGCGGACGCGAGTCATCGCAACTCTTTGATTCGCAAGCGTACAAAAACTATTTTGTTCGCGTTTTTGTCAAAGTCGCGGACGCGGCCTGATTTCGCACTCCGGGTAAGCCGCCGGGAAACAGTGCGTAAAGCGTGGTGCGAGAGATATCGAAGTCACGCAGGACCTGCTTAGCCGTGACGCCTCGTTCCAACGCGGCCTGGATCTGGAGGATCGGATAGGAACGCTCATGGGCGGGGAAATAGGGCCGCTCCCCCGCGAAACACCGCATGATCGACTCCACGAAGGGCCTCGCCATTTGCTCGCTGATGCCTATATCACTTTGCATTGCCGACAGGATGCGCACGCGCAATTGCTCCGCGGTCTCTTTTCGCCGCGCCATCACAGCCCCCAACCATCGCGCCCGAAGCCGCTTGATCGCGGCCTCGGCGCGCTCTGTGTTCCACGGGAATCCGTCGTGGCCGCCGTCGAGCCCTCGGGCGCCACTGTTCCACGGGAATCGTTGCCGGGCACGGCAGGCGCGGGCGCGCCGGCAACAAGCCGAGCATCGATCGCATCCCAGTCCGCTTTGGTGAAGCGATGCAGGCGAACTTCCGGATGATGGGCTGCGGCATAGGCGTACACCCAGGTGTCGAGCGGCTCGTTGCGCACGACCTTCTTCTCAAAGCGGTTCTTGACCGGGTTGTAGACCTCCGACACCAGGCCGGGAAAGAACTCAGCCGGCAGCTGGTCGGAGAAGTGCACCAGGCGCGCCTCGGCCTGTCGCTCGGCGTCGGCCGACAGCCGGCTGTACAGGTAGTGCTTCGCCGCCACGCCACCGACGTGGTAGATCGTGATGCCGCGCTTGTCGGTGACACCGCGCCAGGTCACATCAGCGAGCTTGCCCTTGGACAGCACCGGCGCGTTGTTGGGCACGGCACCGAAGATGCACATCGGTCGGGTAATCAGACGCTGGCGCACGTAATTCTTGACCGCTTCCGTGCGGTGACCGCCGGCGTCGATCGCCACGGCCAGCGCACGCAGGATGGCGCCGTCTTCTCGCTCGACGGGCCGGTTCAGCAGATCGGTCAGTGCCACCCACACCGCCTCCTCGGCTGGGTCTCCGGGCAGCTCGATGTAGTCCAGCGTCCAGGCAGCCATGCCGCGGCCCCAGCCGATGATGTGCACCGCTAGGCGATTATCCTGGGTATCCACGCCCACCGTGATCGCCAGCACGCCGAGCGGCGCATGGCGCAAGCGATAAGCCTCGGCACGGTCGGCGATGACATTGTGCTTGACCGCCCGCATCGACGGGTCTTCCCAAGTCTCGGCGAGCCGGTCATTGACGAACGTCTTCAACGAAGCCGGATCGTTCTGGGCATCGAGCCATTCGCGCACCAGGTCGATCCAACGCGGGCCAAGGCCAAACTGGTAGTAGAGGCAGTTGATCGTATAGCCGCGGGAGGTCGCTTCTGGGTTGCTGGCAACCCAGCGTCCGGCGGCGATCATCTGCGGCTTGTGGTGCTCCTCGATGGCGACCCCACACTCGGCACAGGCGTACCAGGCATGCTTGGCGTCCGGCGACCACACCAACCCGCTCCAGGTCAGCGCCTGGAAATGGCCGCAGTGCGGACATGGCACGTGGTAGCGACGCTGGTCGCTTTTCTCGAACAGCTTGGCGATACGGCTGAGACCGGCGATGCCGGGGGTGCTGATGTACAGCCGCTTGTAGGTCGAAGGAAAGGCCGAGGTGCGGCCGTCCAGCATCTTCACCGGATCGTCGCCGGTGCTCAGCTGCTGAGGCGCCTCGTCGATCTCATCGACGCCCAGGTACTTCACCGTGGTCGACTTCAGGCGCTGCGGGCTGCCCATGTGCTCTACATACAGCTGGCCGCCGGCGAAATCCTTGAAGGTGCGCTGGTTGGCGCTATCGCGACTGGCTGTACTGCTGAGCGCCCGGCGCACCGCCGGGCAAACCTCGATCATCGGGTTGAGCTTCTGCGCGATCCACTTGTTCATGGACGCTTCGCCCGGCAGCGCATACATGATCGGCGCCGGCGCGTAGTCCATCCAGTAGGCGATGCTGTTGGTGGCTAGCTGGCTCTTGCCGAACTGGATCGGGAACATGCACACCTGCACATGCACCGGGCTGCGGGCGGACATGTTGTCCATGGGCTCGCGCAGCGGCGGATTGCGGTCAGTGACCCAGCGGCCCGGCTTGCTGCTGCCCTTGCTCGACAGCCACATGTGTTCATCGCACCACTGCGAAACCGTCAGCGGCCGACGCGGCTGCAGCGTGCGCGCCAGGACGCCAGCCACTCGCTGGGAAGCGGCTACGTTCACGCGGCCTCTCCCGTCTCGTGAAAACGCGCCTGGGCCAGGTAGTACTGCGCCCGCTGCTCACGCTCGGCGAGGGTGAAATGGGGGTCGCGCAGCGCCGTCTCGGCGGCGATGCGGAACCCCTCGGCCAGGGCCGGGTCGCTCTCGCGCAGCAGATCGCGCTGGGTGTTGTCCGATCTCATGCGCGGGCCTCGGCTGGCTTGGCCGCCTCGCGGAAGCCGCGACTGAGCTCATCCAAGGCGTGATGCACTTCGTCCCACACCAGCTGCCGGCAGCGCGCCTCATCGTTGGTGGCGGCCAGCTGCGGCGCGAGGGTGTCTGCCAATCCCTCCAGCGCCACACGTAGCGCCGTCGCCGACTCCGCGATAGCGCGTTCAACCTGTGCGGCGGGCAGCAGCTCGCCCAGCGCCTTGGCCAGCTCGATCTGCGCCATGTGCGCGTCGGTCTCAGCCTTGTCGGCCAGCGCCTTGGCCTTGCGCTTGGCATCGCTGCTCAGCAAGCGTTCCGGCAGCTCTGCTTCTCCCTCGCCGTCGGCGTCCTCTTCGCCCGCGAGCGCAGCGCCGCGTGCGGCGGCGTGGCGCTGCGCCACCCCCGCCCGCGATGGATCCTTGGTCTCTTCGTAGAGGACCAGGGAGGCCGCCTTGAGGTACCCCTTGCCGTCGGCACCAGGGACCAGGCGACCATGGCGCTTGAGCTCAATGATGTAGGACGGCCGGCAGCCGATCAGCGCCGCCAGCTCCTTGCCCGTCACCGTGACATCGCCCTCAACCATTCCTACAGCCCTCCTCTTCCATTTTCTTTTGGGCCAAGCAGGGAGTGAGAAATCGCGCGCGCGCGAGCATGTGCGGGATGTGCGGGGCGGTGTGCGGGACCGAAAAGACGCGAAACCCTTGCTGCACAAAGGATGTGCGGGATGTGCGGGATGTGCGGCCACTCATACGCGCGGAAGATGCAGAGGCGAGAAGGCAGTGCGCCACGTTGCTCGCACGCGCACCCGCGAAGCCCCGGAAATGCCCGCACATCCCGCACACGCCTACTGCCGCCTGCGTTTGCGCCCGCACATTGTCCCGCACACCGTCCCGCACATCCCGCACATTGGCTGGCGCGCTCATGCCGAACGCCCCTTGTAGTCGTTCACGCTGGATCGAAAGCCCAGGACTTCCTCGCCCAGCCAACCCGCTTCGTTCCGTCCTTCCGGCGCCGACCCACTGCCAAGCAGCAGGAAGGCGTGGGGGCCATGCGTGGTCTGCTCGATCATGTAGCGCTTGCGAGCGCGGTCCGGGTGCACGATGCCCCGCTTGCGCACCAGGGCATTGATGAACTTGGGGCACGGGGCTGGGCGCACGCCCTCACGGCCGCACCAGATCTTGTAGACCTCGTACCACTCCTTCGACGGTGCCGGCCGAGGCTTGATCCCCGGGATGTCCTCACCGTAGAGCTCATCGAGAAAGCGCTGCGGGCTGTCCTGGCTGAGGTTGATTAGCTCTGCCTTGGCCGAGGTCATCGGCGGGTTGGTACCGTTGGTGAAGCCGGCCAAGTCGAGCTGCAGGAGGTAGTGATGCAGGGCTGCGGTGCCACCGGCGCGGATCTCGGCCAGCGCCTCCAGGTAGAACTCCTCGGTCAATTTGGCCGGCGTCCAGATAACCGCGTGGCGGCGGTCGTCTTCCTCCAGCACGACCGGCATGGCCTCATTGGACAGGAACACCAGGTTGGCGTGGTTGTCCTCTTCGTAGGCCTGGATGTTCTTCGGGTTGATGCGAATCCGGTCGCCGGTGATCAACGCCTTGAGCTTGTTCTTGAGGTGATACACCTCGGTGCGCGCCACGACTTCGTCGGCCAGCAGGAACAGCTTGCGGCTGGCCCAGTCGTTGAACTTGTCTTCCAGGGCGGCCTGGTCAAGCACGCGACCGTAGTCGCCGAACAGCTTCATGTACTCATCGAAGAACATGTTCTTGCCGGTGCCCTGCGGCCCGTGGATCACGATCGTCGACTTCATCTTGGCGCCCGGATGCTGCAGCGGGTACGCAAGCCACTTGAGCACCCAGTCATACAGCGCTCGCTGATTCGCCTCGTTGCCACACATGTGCCACAGCAGCTGCAGCAGCTTCTCGCAGTTGCCCTCGACCGGCACCGTTGGCCAGCCGGCGAACAGGTTGCAGGTAACACCGGGCTTGGTGCCCGACGGATCGAAGTCCACCTCTCGTACGCGAACGATCGCGCGCGACGCGTTCTCCATCCACGCGCGATGCAGCTCCTTGCGCACGCACGCGTCGCGCATGTCACCCAGCGCCACCAGCATGTGCTCTTGGTGATCGAAGACCGTACCGCCCTGCCCGTACACCAGCGCGAACCGCTTGAGCAGCACGTCGAGATCATCGATGGGCTTGAGCACGCCCTGCCCCGCGCCCCCGGTGGTGGCGATGGAAGCGGCGCGGTTTTCGGTAGGCGCGCGCCACGAAAGCTCCGTGATGCGGGCCTCGACCTGGCCGCGCACGACGTGCAGGCCTTCGGCCGCGTGCAGGTCGTTGAAGTCGCTGACCTTTGCGCCGCGCTCGATGAATCGTTCGCGCCGCCCGGCTTCGTCAGCAAAGGCCGGCAGCACCGCGGCGCCGCGGGCCTCCAGGGCGGCGGCGTCCGCGCCGAGCAGGCCAGCGTTGCTGGCCTTATGTTCCTCGCCGCAGGTCGGGCAGTTGATCGGATGGTCGGCCAGCACCAGGCGCTCACGACACGCGCGGCACTTCTGCAGCACGTCGTCGTCGCCGCAAACCAGGACCTTGGTGCCGCGGTATCGCTTCGCCAGGACCGCAGCCACCGGCTGCAGGTTGCCGGCGTCGAATGCGACGGCCACGGGGTAACCGGTGGCCATGTGCAGCGTGGCGGCGGTGGCATAGCCCTCGGCGATCAGCACGATCCACTGCGGCGAGCCGCCGATCAGGTGGAAGTGGCCCTTCTTGGCCAAGCCAGGCGGCCAGAATTCCTTGGCGGGTTTGCGCGTGGACTCTGCCAGCTTGTGGCTGCGCAGCAGCTGCAGGCCGTGGATCGCGCCGTTGGCATCGAGCATCGGCACCACGGCCACGCCGCTTGCGCCATAGCGCAAGCCGAAACCCTGCACGCCCTTGCTGACCAGGTAGTCGGAGTCGCCGTCCGCCTTCGCCTTACCCCAGGCGTCAGTGGCCTTGGCTGCGGCACGACGGGCAGCCTCGATGCGCGCCGACTCAGCGCGACGCCGGTCTTCGGCCAGTCGCCGCTTGAGCGCATCGCGCTGCTCCGCGGTGAACTCGCGATCGCGCTTGCGCAACTCGACCTTGCTCGCGCCATTGTCGTTGCCGCGCCATACGCCGAAGGTGCCGACGATCAGCAGATCACCGCTGCTGGTGTTGAGCTCGTGCAGCACGTACCAGCCACTGCGCTCGCGCGAGCCCTCGACTTTGCAGCGGACCATGCGGCCACTGGTATCGAGGGTGTCGAGGATCAGGCCGGCATCGTGCAACTGGCCAAGGACGTCATCGTAATTGGCCGACATTCAGTAACTTCCAGCGTCGCTATCTACCGACGAAACGGGGTCCGAATTACCCGCAGGGCCCATCGACGGGGAGGACCCGTCACCTGGCACCTGTCCGCCGATCCAATGATTCAGCTTGAGCGACCCCGCCTGCACGCGCGTGTCGCCCGCTGCCTGACCCCGGGGGGGCGGGGCCAGCGGCAACGGCAGAACGCCTTGCGCGCACGCTCGCGCCTCGTCTTCGCGCCGGTAGCGCTCGCGCTCGGCTAAGGCTTCTTCGCCCTGCAGTCCGGGCGCATCGCCGTACAGCAGGCGCATCGCCTCGCCGATGTGCGCGCGCGCGGCCTGGCTGATTCGCCTCCGGCGGCAGGTGCGTCGTGCCCGGGGCGCGCGATCGATCGCCACGTCAATCACGCGTGGCCTCGCCATGCACGCCGCGGTCGAGCTCGTGTCCGATGCCAATCACCGCAGCGATCACGTCTCGGCCTGCGGCTTCGATCGCGCGCTTGTGCGGCAGATCCTCGGGTCCGAAGCGGCCATCCTCGATAGCAGGCGCCAAGGCATGCACCAGGTTGGCGTAGTTGCCCATCAGCGTGGCCACGCTGGCGACCTGCAATCCCTCGGGTGCGGGCATCGGCACGGCCAGCATGCCGCGACGTTTGGCCAGGTCTCGCTCGCAGTCGGTCCGGTACGGCTCGGGCAGGCTGAGTACCCACGCGTCCTCGAGGTTGGCCGGCATCACCCTCAGGTCGCCGATCATGTAGCGCCCCAGGATCTGTCCGTTGTGCTTCTTGTCGGATGCCGCGTCGGCGGTGCTGCCCGTGGTGATTCGAAAGCCGCGCTCTTCGCGATCCTCCTCGGCGGTCATACGCAGATAGTTCTCGGCAACCACCATGGCAAAAGTGCGCTTGTTGGTGCCTGTCTCGTGGAGCATGCGATCGGTGTGCACGTACACCACGGACTGGCGGGGAGGCAGAAACTGAGGCCCGGGCTTCATGCGCAGCACCCGCCTTCTGCTGAAGAATTCAGCGCATGCCCACCATCACTCCCACGTCCCTGCACTTCACCGCGCTGCGTCGATTCGACATCGAGCTTGGAGCGGGCGCCATCGTTGCGGTGTTCTTCGGACCGACCATGCAAGGCTGCCGCCACAAGGCCGCAGCTGACGCCGATCAGCATCACCTCCAGCAGAAGGCGGACCGGGTGCCAACGACGACGGGCGCCGTGATTTTGCTGCCCGTAGGCCGAGTGACCAGGGGTACCGGCGCGGGGGCTACGCATGGGTAAACTCCGAGAAGGCGCCGCCCGCCTTGCGGTACGCTGGATGTGCGAACAACACAGCCCGCAAGGAGGGCGACGTGGATCGAACCAAGGCACGGATTGCGTTGAACGGAGAGTTCAGCGCGCAGGAGTTGGAAGACGTCCTGCGGGAGCTGGCGAGCGTGCGGGCAGGCCTGCACGATGCAGTCCCGTCAACGCCTCCGACCGAGGCGGGTGTACTGGAGCAGCCCAATCCGTTACACATTTTCAGAACCCTCGCCAACGGTGGGGTTCGCATCTGGTTGCGCCACGAAGGATTCGGCTGGATTGCCTTCACTTTGAGCGCGCAGGAACGCGCAGGAATCAGCGAGTTCCTCGCCAAGGAGCTCGGACACACGCATTCTTCGCACTGAGGGGGCCTGGGCATTGATGCGGACCGCAGCTTCGAAGCGATATCCCCGGTCCAGCAGCCCACCAGGCGCTTGCTCGCGCTTGAGCACGACCAACGCTTCTGCCCCGATCAGGCTTTCTAGCCCAGCACGCTCACCGGGAGCTGGCTTGAGCAGCCAGTTCCGCAGCCGAAGGCGTGGGTTCCACCTGTCAGGCAGCATTGGCCATCTCCACGAAGTGCAGCGGCCAGCCCACCGCGCGCCGGCGTTGCACCACGGTGGCCCATTCGTCGGCCGTGAGGCACAGGTCGGCCTGGTCGGCGTTGTCGAAGATTGGCGTGCCGATCAGCGTAGCGAGCTCGCCGGCATCGAGGGAATCATTCAGCGGAGTCATCTGACGGGCCATCACAGCCCCTCTCGCGCCAACGGCGTTTCCCCCGCCAGCCGCAAGAGAGCAGCGCCGACTTCGAAAGCGACAGTTTTCTGAGAACCTCGCTTGAGCCGATGAATCGTCGGCTGCGAGGTCCCCACCTCCTTGGCGATGCGCGATTCCGACCACCCGGCTTTCACCAGGGCCTGAACTGCCTGTTGCGGGCTATTTGTGCTCATGCGGCGAATCCTATACACAAACGAATAGGCATGCAATACACAAACGAGCTATGCCTCCCCTCGAGCCCGGGGAACAATTCGCTAATGAATAATTTGGCAGCCAATCTCCGCCAGCTCATGGCGATCGAAGCACTGAGCGAGAATCAGCTTTCTCGCAATACGGGCGTCCCCCAGCCAACCATCCATCGGATCCTAAGCGGCCGTGTGGGGGATCCCAGGGACGGAACGCTCCGTCCACTAGCGGAGTACTTCGGTGTCACCGTTGAACAAATGCGCACCGTGCTTCCGCGCCCCGGGACGCCACCCACAGAACCGGTTCGCGCCTACAAGGTCAGGGCGATCGAGAGTGAAGAAGATGTCGATCCCGAACGAGAGGTTCTCGTCGATGAGGTGGATCTACTCGTGTCTGCGGGCCCGGGCGCGCGAATGCCCGAGTTTATTGAGACTCGATACCGAATGACGTATCAACTGTCTTGGTTCAAGCAAGTTGGCGCCAAGCCAGAACATGTGCGTGTTATGCGGGTAACTGGCGACAGCATGGAGAGGACGCTATTCCAAGGCGACCGCGTCGCAGTGAACTTAGCCGACAACAAGACGATAGCCGACGGAAAAGTCTACGTTCTAACCACAGGCGGCGTTGAGCCTGACGTCAAAATCAAGCGACTTTTTAAGACTTCTGATGGGCGCCTACGCATCGTTAGCGACAACACCGATAAGGCCCTCTATCCCGACGAGATATTGAGTGCCGAAGAAGCTGCGAATGTACACATTGTAGGGCGTGTAATTGACCGCAGCGGTCGAGGCGGGCTTTGAATATTGCATGCGCCCTAGGCCGGCCGACTGAATTGCAGCATCGCCATCCTACCCGCCTGAGTGATCTTGTATTGACCTTCTGCGTGGGTCAGAAGGCCACGGTCCACTAGCGCTCTTATGCTTGCTCCAGGCCGTTCGATAGATGCGACACCTCCCTGAGCGATGATGGCGGCCAGGATCTCAGCCTGAGCTTCACCAATCCTGCGAGCACGAACCATGGGTCACCCTCTCCTTGACGAGCGTCATTCTCTCGGCTCGGTCAATTCGTTTGGGTATTGCACTTCTAATTCGTTTGTGCATAAATGGCGCCGCCGGCACTGCCGGCGGGCGACCAGCGGGTCGCCACGGCGGCCAGCCCTTCGCCTCGTGCCGCTGACGGCCAATCCCCAGGTCCGGTGACCCGCTGGCGCCCTCCCTTCTCGGAGGCGCGCCATGTTCCAGATCGACACCGATGCCGACATCCTGCCGCCCTGCGCGGTGCGTTGCTGCCGTTCGGCAGCCCAGCATGACCATGCGCTAGCCCAGGCCCAACTGCGCTCCAGTCGCGGCTCCCACAACCGCAACCAGAAGACGCGCGCCGCACGGCTTGATGCGGCCAGCAAGCGCTCCGAGGCAGCTTCCCGTGACCTTGCCCGGGAGACGCGCTCATGAGCGCCCAACCTGATGTGCTGGCGGTCCTCCGCTTCCTGGCGTCACGCGAATGGGATGGCGATGCTCTGCCGGGAAACGCCGCGGTGGACGCAGCTGTTGCCGCTGTAGCCGAACTGATAGCGGCCGACCATGAGCACGACGCCGCGCGTGCAGCGTTCGCCGATCTCAATCGCCGTGTCGCCGAAAACGGCTGGCTTGATATCGACTTCGACGCGCTGCGCAAGGCGGGAGATCGCTTCGTTTCTGCACAGATCCGCCGCGACGCCGCTCTCGGGCGTGCCGGGGGTGCTGCTTGATCACCCTGCCCGCCTCCGAATCCTTCGCCACGGGCGTGCGCGGCGAAACGCTTGCGATCCTGGTGTGCCGTGACTACGTGTGGGCCGGCCTGCTCGCAAGCCCGCACAGCCTCAATTCGCGCGAGATCGGTGTAGCCACGGTGCACCGCGCCCAAGTGCGTGGCCGTGAGCTGCAGATCGGCTCCCAACGCTTCCAAATGGCTCGCCACGCCCTCAAACGCGCCACGCGCTGGCTCGACCGCCAAGGCGTGCGCGTGCTGGAGGTGCAGCCGTGAGCCGTCGCATGCGCGCGTCCTGGGCGGCGGTCGTACTGCTGCTCGCCTACGCAGTGCCACATCGGCTCATCGAACTGGCGCAGATCCACCAGGCCTACCAGACGGAGCACGTCGATGGCCGCTGAAATTTCGCTGCAGCAGCGGTCGCAGTCCGTAGTGGCGGCACATGCCATCGCAATACGAGAGGCAGCTTCCGCCACCGCTCGCCGCGAACCGCAGCTCTACGCCTTCTGGCAGGAGATCGCCCGCGCCTGTGTCGCCGAGTTCGAGGAATGCGACGCGGCTATCCGTGCCGGCGTGGAGGCCTACCTCGGCTTCTCCGGCCTGCAGACCGGCAATTCCGACATCCACGCCCTGGAGGCATGACCGTGCGCCAAACCGCCACGCCACTCGCCGCATCCGTTCCCAGCTGCCAGCCGGGCCATCACCCGCAGCTGGTTATCACCCACGGCGCGCCCGTGCGCCATGCGCTCGGCGGCCCCATGCCGCCGCTGCACCACGTGGAGTGCTGCCGCTGCCAGATCGCTACCCGGCCGCATCCCAGCCGCGCGATCGCCGAATCCCGCTGGATCGACCCCAGTGGCCGTCAGCGCATTCCGCTGTCCCAGATCACCCGCGCCCGCGAAGAAGCCCTCGCCTCGCTCGCCGCTGCCGCACACGCGGCCTGACCCTGGAGAAACCCATGCACCTGCAACCTGTCGCCAGGAAGGCTCTCCTCGCCGCCTTCCATTCGCCCGACCACCAGCTGCGCCGTACCCCGGCCGGTTTCACCACGCCGCCGACGGGTGCCGACGGCACCCAGGTGTTCACCCGTCGCGCCGTGAACTGGCTCGATGACGCCGGCCTGGTCGAATTCGACGACCCGGGTGCGCCTTCGCTCGTTCGCCTCAATGCGCGGGGTGAGCGCTATGCCGAACAGCTGCTGGCCGACGCCCACCAGGCGGCACGCGCATGAAGACGCTACGTGCCCGTCTGGCCTCCTGGCTGTTCTGCCGTTTGGTGTGGGGCGTCGTGTCCCGACGCCCGGCCAACTTCACTGTGGGCGCCGATGACACTGCGGGAGCCTACCTGCTGCGCTGGTGGCTCATCCCTCGCAACCCGCTGTTCAACGTGTACCTGCACCGATTCCTGCGCAGCGATGACGACCGCGCCCTGCACGATCACCCGTGGGCCTGGTGCTCGCTGTTGCTCAAGGGCCGCTACATCGAACACACCATCGCGGCCGGTGGCGTTCATCGCAGGCGCGTACGCCTGCCCGGGAGCTTGCGCATCGCGCTCCCCAGCACTGCGCATCGCGTCGAGATCCTGCCCGGCGAAGGTGCCTGGACGATCTTCCTGACCGGGCCGCGCGTGCGCTTGTGGGGCTTCCATTGCCCGGACCAGGGCTGGATCGATTTCCGCCGCTTCACCGCGGCCCGTCACGGCAAGCCTGGCGAAGTTGGCCCCGGGTGTGACGCATGAGAAGCCACACTGTCACCGACGCGCTGATGCCGCGCACGGCCCAGCGCCAAACCGAATCCGAGCTGCGCTCCGCGTCGGTGAATCGCACTTCGCCGGTCGCCTTCGCCAGCGGCGCGCAGCGTCAGAAGGATGCCGAGCGCGTCGAGCTCGACAAGCTCATGGCCAGCTTCATGCGCCGAGGCGGCAAGGTGGAGGTGCTCGGCACCACGCCGATCCAGCACGGCAAATCACGCCGCCAGGCGAACGCTGAGGCCGGACGTGCTCGCACGTCGAAACCGCGAGAAGCCCAATGACGGCTCGAAGCAAACAAACGAATCGAATCGAGCGGTCCCGAGCCTACTGTGGTTCGACCGGCCTGCGACGCTTCTTGGGTCGTTCCGAGCAGCGGTGGCTGTGCGATACGTATCTGATCGCTCGGCCTAGCGCGTTGCGCCTCGCTTCGCCAGCGTCTCCGCCACGAGCAGAGAACGTGTGGATCGCTTCCTCTTCGCCCTGTCGGCACACCCGGGCTTTGGAAACCCATTCGCCGTACACGGATACAGACGCCGTATCCCGCTCCTCCTCCGTCAAAATAGCGAAGAGGCCAACCATCATCGGCAATGTCATTTGTCGCCCTCCAGTTCCCCTGGATTCGCGCATCCTGCCCCCCCAGTTCAGTGAGCGCAAGGGCCCATGGGAGCGGCACCAATGAACCTCTCCGGCTCGCTGGGAACGGTGGTGCGGTCCACGCGGCCGCAGGCCGCAGCCGACTTCGACGGGCTGGCGCCAGCGCGTGCCGAAAGTGCGAATCGCACAAAACACCAACTCGCCGGCTACGGATGTGTGCTGACGACGATGAAGTTCATGCGATGGGCAATCGAGCAGGATCGCTTTCCGACAGTTGCAGCTGTAATGACCCAGTTCGGTGTCTGCAAAGCCACCGCCTATCGCTGGACAGCCGCCTTGGCCGAGGCCTACGGCATCGATCCTGCAATTCGACACGGAGACCAGAGTTGATCGGATCGATTCTCCAGTTCGAAGATCTGCAGCAACTGTGCTCCCCCGGCAAGCGACCCAGGCTGGCCACGGTGGAAGCGTGGGCGCGCCGGCAAGGCATCCGGTTCCAATATGACGGCCGAGGCGGAATATGGACCACGTTGGACGCCCTTAATGCCTCACTAGGCGTGAGGCCTGCGGCCAATGACGCGAGCAGCTACAGCGGTGATGAGCTGTTCTAGTTCAATCCCGGAGCGGCTTGCACAGTGGCTCAGTGCTATACGGATGGTTCCTGCACCAGTCGATCCGCGCGTTATTGTCTGCCCATTGGGCTGCCAGGATTGCACTGAACCAAATCGCCGGAGCCAACACCGCCAAGGACACAACGAATCCTATCGCCAGGGCGAGCTTCTTCCCTCGCGCGCGAGGCGCCAGCAGGTCGGTGAATATGTCTACCGCAGCCCATATCACCGTGAACCCAAGCACGAAGCAGATGTACGCCACCGGCTTCCAACTAGAGATAACGTCTGCCTTGATCATTGGAGTGTGATAAGCGAACCCGCCGAAAGCGAAAATGCCGACCGCCAGTACCCAGGCCTCGACTAGCTTCAGGTAATGCTCGCCCCACGAAACCTTTTCGTTCCGCCGCGCCTTTTGCGACTCACCTTGCGGCTCACCGACTTTTGCCGCCGTCACTTCCTCATCCATGGCACCTCCTATGCCTCGCGGACGTCCCCGTAAAGCCCCCCACAATTTGCCAGCCCACATCGACTACAGCAAGGTCCCTAAGGGCCTCTACTGGGACGCGAGCGGCAACGGCCGATGGTATGTGCTCGACCCACACCCGGAGGGTGGTGGCGTCAAGGCGAAGACCGTGGCTCAAGCGGGCGCCAGGTTGTCAGACCTGCACGCTATTGCGGAGCAGCGGTCGGGCTCGGCCTTCCGCGGTTCGGTTTCTTACGTCATCGATTTGTTTGAAGCTAGCCTCGCGTTCGCCCAGCTGGCGCCGAGCACGAAGACTCACTACCAGGACTATGCCAAGGCGATCAAGGCTTACCCTCTAAAGAACGGCACCAAGCTCGGTGAGGCCGTCGTCGATCGTATGACACCAGGCGTGATGCGCAGGCTTGTGGACATCATCGCCCAAGGCCGTCCAGCAGGAGGTCCGACCGACGCGGGTGTGCCTGGGTATCCCACAAAAGCCAACCACTGGCTGCGCTACCTGCGCCGTGTGTTTGGCTGGGCGCGGGAACACGATCACGTGAAGGCCAACCCCGCCGCAGGGGTGAAGCAGGTGCGCGAGAAACGAGACCACCGGATGCCGGAGCTGGAGGTGTTCCGCCGCCTCCAGTCTTATGCGCGCGAATGCGGTTGCCGTGCGGCGCGAGAGAAGGGCGCGTTGCCGCCCTACCTGTGGGCCGCAATGGAACTCGCCTACCAGGCCCGCTTACGCGGTATCGAGGTGCTGACCCTGACCGACGCCCACGATTTCGGCGCGCAACTAAAGACCAATCGGCGCAAGGGTAGTCGCGACAATCTAGTACACATGGGAACGCAGATGTCGGCGGCCGTAGATTCGCTCAGGCTGTATCGGCAGCGAGTCTGGGAGCGACGCGGCAGACCGGTGCCGATGCAGCCAGCTGCTAGGTACCTGTTCGTAGGAGAGGATGGCGAGCCGTTGACGCGCTCAGGATTCAACACCGCGTGGCAGCGTTTGATGAAGAACGCGATATCAGATGGAGTGATTCCAGCCGAGATGCGCTTCGGATTGCATGGACTGAAGCATCGTGGCGTTACGGACACGAAGGGCGATAAGAAGATCGCCAGCGGCCACAAAACAGATGCCATGGTGAACCTTTATAACCACGAACTTCCGCTTGTGGGTCCTGTATCGGACGATTAAGTCAAGGACTAGGCAAGAAGGAAGGGCCGAGCAAAGAGACCCCAGATCAACAGCAGGCCAGCCCCCAAACCAGTTGGAACGCAAATTGCGAGATTCCACACCCACAGCGCTGCAAACCTCCTATTCGCCGCACCGGAGCGAGCCTGGTGACGAGCCAGTTTGAGGTCAAAGTTTTCGCTTGAGACGACGGCTGCCAAGTCCTTGCTGAGCCATCCACCCACCATCATCTTGTACAGCTCCCACACCACGAAGAACAAAAGAGACGTGAGCAACAAGCACCCAGCAAGGCGCCGCTCCGTCATCGTAAGCAAGCCAGCGTTTGCGGTGAAAACGGCGATCATCGCCGCATAGCCTAGTGATATGACAAGGTTGGTGTATGAGGAAGCCTTCTCATATTGTGCGGTCAGGATGTCGATAACCGCGCTTCGTCGGCGCTTGAGAGCGCGCTCCGAGTCCTCGTAGGCGTCAAGCCTTGTGTTGAGCCCATCAACGACCTCACGGAGGGATTCGACCTCTATCTCAAGGTCAGCCCGTTGATTAGCTTCGGCGAAATAGTCGTCAACAAGCCTATCAACGTGCGTGCGGTATTTTTCGGCCGCCGGATATTCTTGTACTAGCCCGTCGAACCACAGATCGCGGGGAAAGCCCATACGTTCATTCCTCGGATCCGCACTGTCAACGCCAAGTCATCCGCGCTAACGCGTCGTCTCCAAATAAATTCAACCTGGCGAATCATTCGGACCGACGATGAGCAGAAAATAGCAGGCAATTCCGGTTACGCCGCGTCGGAGCTTCGGGCTTGCCTACACGCATCGATCTGTTGGACCTGACGCAGAACCAGGCGACAGCGCTCCACCTGCTGCTGCACATCGTTGCGACTCAAACCTGCATGGAGGCGATAATCAGCCAACTCCCGGACGCTGCGGAGCGCCTGCATTGCCAAGACGAGCTGCCCTTTTGTTACGCCGAATTCCAATAGTTTTGGCTCGACAGCCTCGACCTTCCACTCCCTAAGCCGACGCAGAAGCTCACGATGTCCAAGATGCGACGCAGATGCGTCTCCGGCTTGGGACACAGGCAACAATTCGGCGAATGGAAGAAGCGCATGGTATGCGCCGTAATAGGCTCGGCTTGCCGCGGCGCGAAGAGTAACCTCGTCTGAGTCGGGACAACAGTGCTTCTTCGCGAAATCCCGCAAGTCCGATGCATCAATTGGCATGCACGCCCTCAGCCTTAGCGGCGACAAGCGCAAAGCTCACACCTTCCGCATCCAATACGTCGGGGTGGATTGCAGCCAAGTGTCCAAACATCTCCCACTCGGTTTCCGCCGCCTTCTCAGGCGTCTCTTCGATGTAGAGATTTATCATCAAACCCTGCTTGCCCTCTTCAGTCGGGACAGGCATCGAACGCACACCTTTTACTGCCTCCCGCCTTGCGCGGAAAAACTTCAAAAGCGTCCCAACTCTTTGAGCGACCCAAGCGTCTTCGAGGCCGATAGCCTCCAAGGCGTCAACAGTCAT